CTACGAACTACACGAAAGCTTGGAAAGAGTTGCCTTAGCACGCTCTAGATGTACAGTCATTCTTGCTTTGCTAAAGAGTGCGATAGCTTGGTCGAGTTCATCCCGAGCTTCGGTTGTTCGTCCAGAAGTCAGATACAAGCGACATAACATGCCCCTTGCTATGGCCTTCAGGGGACCCGCCTCAAGTTTGTCAGCAATTTCTATGGTCCGTTTAGCACTAGCGACCGCCTCATCTATGGCTGCAGAACCTAGCGACGACAGGATTCCGGCCTCCGCAAGGTTCGCTAACACTTCAGTCGGGCCGTACCCCTTCTGTTTGGCGCCAGCCTGACTTGCCCGAGCAAGAGCCAGTCCTTCGGCGGTCTTTCCGAGACCACTCAGGGCCATGCCGAGATATGGGGAAACCGCTACCATGCTGGTCTGATGACCGAGAGCCTCGGCCTCCTGTTTCGCGCGAAGCAACGTTTCGTGCGCAAGGACGGCTTGGCCACGCTGCAAATGGATGTTTCCGAGTGCGGTCAAGACTGGTGGCAAAAACAGCCGGACCTCACTCTCACGTGAAACGCGAAGCGCGCGGTCGAACGCTATCTCCGCTTCGTCAATATTGCCGAGCAGCATTTGTACCACACCGTGACCATAGCTTGCGGCAACCCGATCATAGGGGCGATCGTTATGTTCGGCGAGTTCGCTTGCAGCGCGTGAGCAGCGTTCGGCTTCGTCAAATTCGCCCAGCCACGAGCAGGACACCGCCCTCATCATCTGGCAGAGCACGAGCAGGCTTGAACCGGTTGTTCCTGGCGGCACGTTTTCAGGGGCCTTCATGAGGCGCGCACTTGCCCGGCCAAGCGATCGCTCCGAATCCCGGAATCGCCCTGCCAGAAAATAGGACTGGCCAAGCCCATACTCAGCCAGAACCAGCCAGTTCGCATTGCTCAACCTATTCGCCACCTCAACCGCTTGCTCTCCAGCTGAAAGCGCCTCGTAAGGTGTTCCATAGAAGTTGAGTGCAGCCGCTCTGACTACGATAGAGGCCAGTCTTCTTCCTTCGTCGCCAATTCTCTCCGCGCGCGCCTCACCGTCGCGTCCCAGGCTAAACCATTCTTCGATACTTCCGAGTGAGACGAATGCCAATCTCGCCTCAAGGCGCAGGTCGATCGCACGCTGCTCGCGCAGGGTCGATTCCGGCTGCTTGTCGACAGCTGTCATTGCGATCTGAAAGTATTCGGTTGCATCGCGGAACGCCGAGCGAACGAAAGCCTTCTGAGCGGCCAAGTGTCCATAGCGGTCAGCCTTACCCCAATCCTGCGCGTTCACCGCGTGGCGGCAAAGAGACTCGGCGATATCCTCCTCGTTCGCCCCGGAAGCTTCCAGCACGGTCAATATCCGGCGATGCAGCACCTCGCGCTGCGAACGCAAAATCGAATCATAGGCAACTTCGCGAACGAGATCGTGCGCAAACACGTAGTCCGGCTGCGACATGGAGCGCGACTCGTTGACTAAATCCAGAATTTCCAGCGACCAGAGCCGGCTCTGCAGCTGCGCACGCGGCATGCCGGTGACGTTGGCCAGCAATTCTGGCGAGACGCGCGGTCCGACCACGGACGCAAGCTGCAGCAGGGACTTGTCTTCCTTAGGCAGGCGGTCGATACGGGAGGCAATGACGCCCTGCACGCTCGGTGGAATTTCCAGTGCGTCCCACTGTGCGGATTCGGCGAAGCGGCCCACATCAGAGCCCGTAACGCCGCGATCAATCAGCTGGCGCGCCACCTCCTCGATAAAGAGCGGGATCTGACCGGTATGGCGAAGGATGCGATTCTTGAGCGCAGCAAGACGCTCCTCCTTGCCGATCAGACTGTCGAGCAGCGCGTTGGCTGAATCTGTATCGAGGGAGCGCAGCCAGATGCGGCGCACGTCAAGTTGCGACAGCCAGCCCGGCGAATCCTCCGTGCGCCAGGTCAGGAGCATCAGGAGCGGCTGTCCGGCCGTTAGCGACAGTAGGGCTTCGATGGCCGTTTCGCTCTGGCTATCCATCCAGTGCAAGTCTTCCAGCAGCAATAGGGTCGGCCGAGTCGAGACCACCTTTCCCGCCACATCCCGTACGGCTTCGATGATCACGCGGCGGCGCAACAGTGGCTCCAGCGAAGCCCAGCGCGGATCGGCAACCGGCCGATCCAGTACCGCACACAGCGCCGCGGGCCGGAGATCAGCGTGGGCGGAAGCTTCTTCGGCCGGCACCGCTGCATCCTCAGGGGACAGATCGCCGGCACGCAGAACAGCCTGAAGCAATTTCTTCAGCAACGAGTAAGGCACGGTCTGCTCCAGCGGGTTGCATTCCGCTTCGAGCACTTGCCAATCCTGCTGCCGCAAGCCTTCGGCGAACTCGTGCGCCATGCGGGACTTGCCGACGCCGGCCGTTCCCACCAGGGCTACGACCTGTCCGGATGAACGCGCCTCCTGCGCAGCGCGCTCGAGCAGCGAGGTCTCCTCCGCGCGTCCTACAAAGGATGAAAGCCCCTTGGTCGAACGCGCCCGCCAGCGCGTGAGGCCGCTGATCTCGACCAGCTCGTAGCAGGGGACCGGCGCAGGGAAACCTTCCATCTTCCGCGGCGGCAAGCTCTTGAACGTGACAAGCCCCGCGGCGAGGCTTTGGCAGGATTCCGACACCAGGATCTGGCCGGCCTGAGCAGCGCCCTCAAACCGCTTGACCAGATGGACTGCCGGCCCGCCGGCCTCGTAGATCGACGAAAGGTCGGCCTCGATAGTGTGGGTGACGACATACCCCGAATGCAGCCCGATCCGCACAAGCAGCTGCGGATCATGCAGGAGCTTGATGCGACGGACCATTTCGACCGCCGCGTAGCAGGCCATCACAGCGTGGTTGTCGTCGGCGTGCGGCGCACCGAACAGTGCGATCAGCCCATCACCACCTTCCTTGCTGACGATGCCGCGGTTACGGCGGACCGCCGTACGCATGGCAACGAGCGCAGGCTCGAGCCGGGAAATCGCTTCCTCCGGATCGAGATCGGAGATCAGGTCGGTGGAACGTTGCAGGTCGACGCAGAGAACGGTGAGGTATTTGCGCTCGCCGGCAATGCGGCCGCGAGCCTCGACCGCAGGAGCGCGAGGTGTCATGGCAGGGCGATCCGGGACTGCCGCCCCGCAGGAGGAGCAGAACAGATCTCCGGCCTTCAGGGTCGAAAGACAGACCTGGCAGGTCACCGGGCATCCTCCATCCGCCGGACTACATTAGCGAAAGACGATGACGGAACAAGCGGTTATGCCGCCCACTGCCTGTGGATAGGACGCCGACCTTCTATGCGTCGCGTGCCCGATCGAGGATGGGAAGCAGTTGCAGTCCCGTCCAAGACCACTACACAGCGGACAGAACCGCCGCAAACAACCCCCGGGCCGCCAAATGGGCTCAAAACGGGTCGAATAGTCCACAATTTGCACGGAAGACCGCCAATAAACCCACGGCAGATACCGCCGCACTAAGCGGCACCACCTTCAAGAAATGATCATGACGAAGTGTTGGCGCCGTCGCGCTCGCTTGCGCTGCGGTGGCGACGCCTGTGACCGCGCAAGAAGTGATCTATCACCCCGGCTATTGCGCGCAGTTCTACCCAAACGCGAACTGCCAGAACAAGGGACTGGCGACCGTCAGCGCCATCTGGAAACGTCCTTGTCGGCGCGAGCCCGTGCGCCGTGGGCGCGGACTTCTGCGTCAGCCCTGGCGGCCGCCGCGCCTATTGTTACCAATCAATTCTCCAATGGAACGACCGGCTCACGGGATCTCCGGCGTCAACGTGAGCAAACGGACCGACGCTCGCAGCAAACCGATACTCCAAAAACAAAAAAGCCCAGTGGCCGACCGGCCACTGGGCTTGAGAAGGGGCGACCATGTACGAACTGCGCTCTCCGTAGTGGATTCAGAGACGTCTAAATGCGCTAGTGCATGCACTTGCGCCAATAGAGCGTATGCGGCCACGCCCAGGGGTACTTCGGTTGATACAGCAGAAAGCCCGCCCTGATGAAATTGTTCGCCGAGACGACATTGTCGGTGGTATCCGAAACGACGGCACTCCAACCGTTTCGACGCGCCTGCGCCTCCACTGCACGAATAAACCGTAACTGCAGGTTGTTGCCGTAGTGGCTCCTCAGCACCCCAACCCGCGAAAAATACCCGGCGTTATGCACATGGGTCGAAGGGATCACTCCGGCAAATCCAACCGGCATATCGCCCCGATAGGCGAGCCACCAATGCCCCTGTTCGAAGTCTGGGATGGCCGCCGCGTCGAAGAATGTAAGACGGTGGACATCGGTCAGGATGTCAGCGACGTCTTCGTCTTGACCGTCAACGGCTCGAATCCGATACATTCCGAAAAATCCCCGAGATACGTCATCGGCATGGACAAGCCGGTCTGGAGAAGGAGCCCGAGACAACGGCTCCAATATCTCGATTCACTTTCCCAACATGACCTTCAAGCCAAGCCAGGCTGCCCCGACAAGCCCCGACGCGATCACAGTGATCACCGCCTTGAAGGTATAGCTTTGCGCCTGCTCGACGCTCTTGCGCCACCGTCGAAGGTGCTGGAGGTCGGCGCGCAGTTCCTTCCGATCCTCCTCCTCAATTCCGAACGACGTCAGGATGGTCGCGACGGCCTTCTGCACCGCGGTGTCGATATTGCTGCATTGCAGCCTTTGCTGCTCAGCCAGCGTTTGCGCAACGATGGTCTTGATATCGTCTTCACTCATCGCTTACCGCCTGATGATCCGCGCGACGTTTTCGAAGCCGCGTTTTGCGAAATAGAACGATACGACCAGGTTCGACGTCACCGCCGCAAAGCCGGCGAGCGGGTCAGTGGTCCCGAGCCCGAGCACCTTGTCAAAGATCAGCAGCTTCGAAAAATAGACAGCCACGCAATAGCCCATCAGCTTGTCGGGCTCGTACCAGCGTCCCAGTTCAGCCGTGCGATATTGCAGGATCGCGTTGGCTTCGACCGATTGGGCGGTGATCTCCGCTGCTGCAAGATCAGCGGCGATCTTGCTGTCGGCATTCCCGGCTTTCAGCTTCGCGTTGTAGGCGTCGATCAGGCCCTTGATGACCGGGCCACCGAGAAAGGAGATGATTGTCATCCACATTTCAGAGTGTCCGGCGTCGTGCGAATTCAGTCAGGATGCCGCCGACTGCCATTGCAACAAGGATTTTGAACGCTGCCTTTGCGTCCATGCTGGCAAGCAGGGTGAAATCGTAATTGGAGAAAGCGTAGATCACGCCAGCACCGACGAAGCCGAATACGTACTGGATGCGCGCCCAAGCTATGGTCAGCGAGTCCTTGAACCAAGCTTTGATTTTGTCCCAGGTCGAGATCATGATTTCCTCTTGAAGATGGAAACGAATGCGGAAATGAGAGAGGACAGCCAATTAGACTGTGCCGGCACTGGCTTCTCAGCCGGGATCGGTGGTGGCGTGATCTTGGCGCCCGTGAACGTAATGGACGGATCGAGTGCCATCATCTCCAAGAGCAGATTGGCGCAACCAGGTTGCCTATCGATCGCGTTCGGATCGTACACGCCATCTCTGATATACTTGCCCGAGGCATACTGATTTGTGCCGGCCCAGAGATAGGGAGAAGGCTTGCCGCGAGATGCGTAGCCAAGGCCATTGTACTCCTCGAGCTTGGTCAGAGAGCCGCCGATACTCCAATCTTTGTTCCTTGCCGCGTAAGGTGCACAGTTGACTAGCGCATCAACGGCCGCCTCTTCCCACGACTTGAATGGCCCGCGTCCGGCTGGCACATGTACGGAAACCCGATCCCAGGGGTCTCCTTGCGCAAGAGACCGGCCCCAGTTCTGGGACGATTCCCGCTCATGGATGACTGCGACAACGGCCCACGGAACGCCGGTCTTGACCTCGACTGCCTGGTAACGGGACTTGGCGGCAACCAGCGATTTGGCGATAGTGGCATAATTTGTTGTTGGCTTGGCATTTGCCCAGCGCTTCTCATTCGCTGCCTTGAGCGCCACAATATCGATCATGCTATTGCTCGGGTTGGTTGTGGGTGGCAGGAATCCGCTCGGCCGAGGGAGCAATGCGGAATTTCGAGGCTTCTAGATTCTTGGTGCACGCCAGATGGCGCCTATTCCGTAGATTGTCGCCGTCGTCGCGCTTGTGGCGTTCGGCGCAGCCGCAACGCCGATAAAGGTGCCAAAGACGAGCAAAAACCGAATGCTGCACAGCCGATGGAATTCGGTCTACCAGTTGTCGATAAGTCGAAGTTTCATTGATTGCCCCATGAAAAAAGCCGCCCCGAAAGGGCGGCGAGTAAGTTTCTGCTTGTCGCGGTCAGGTTGCACTGATAGGGAATTTTAAATGCTCAACTACTCCGATTTTCGTTTTTTGGTCCGCTGTCTACGATATCGGTACCGAACCGAATGGCTTCCGATCAAAACGCTTATGGGCCTCAACCTCAGCGGGGCTACCGTGCTGGACATCGGAGCCAACAAGGGCATTTATTCATTTTGGATGGCCCGGGCTGTCGGAGCGGACGGTCGCGTTCTGGCATTTGAGCCGCAGCCGGAAATGAGAAGCTACATCGAACTTCGTAAAGCAGACTTCGGTTGGCAAAATGTAACGATATTGGAAACCGCACTTTCTAACGCCGCAGGGATGGCGCTACTCGCCAGGCAGCGGATTGGCGACGGCAGCGCTTCGTTGCAGCCAGATCGGTACCGGGAAGGGTCCGAAACAATTTCGGTTCCCGTCGCCAAACTGGATGATGTCGAAAATCTCTCCAACCTAAAATTCATCAAATGCGACGTTGAAGGACATGAGCAGAAGGTTTTCCTAGGAGGAGAGAAAACAATTCGCCAGCATCGGCCGATTGTGCAATTCGAGGCGGTTGCCATGGAAGCGCCCGAACTTTTTTCGTTCTTTTTGGACCTCGGTTATTCCGGGGTCATGTTATTGGGCGGCCAATATCTTCATTATGCGAACCCGGATAAAGTCCCTCACTACAAATTCGGCCAGGGCGGCCATCGTGATTTTTTATTCTTCCCGCCGGAAGCCGTGGGCAGCACGATACCCCTTTCGATATCACGACAATTCCCCGTGGATTAGATAATCCGAATGATGTAGTTGCAGACAATCAGCGGCGGCAGATTTTGAACGGGAGTACTGGTCCCGCCCTGTGCGCTGCCTGTGAACGTAGCCGACGAGGCGCCCTGCGATGCGGTGAGTCCATTGACACCGCTAACGCCGAACGCACCGCCACCGCCGACGCCGGAACCACCCGATGTGCCTGTGTAGGCATAGTTTCCGGCACCATTGATGGTGATTGCGCCGTTCGTAACAGCAATGACACCCGTGGGCGTGTAGGGTGGCAAGTTAGCCGTAACGACCGTTCTATTTTGCTGCCCGCCCGCAGCGCCCATCGTGGCACCGTCTACACCGCCGCCAGCCGTCGTTAGCCGCGTTGCCACCGCTTCCTTCATCGCCGACACGCGGCCGGTTTTGTCCGGAAGGTTGAACGTGGTGGCGCCATCGCCGGCGCCGTACGTCGTGCCCATGATCGCGAACAGGGCCGCATAGGTCGTGCGCGAAATCGCCTGCCCGATCGGGAAGGCAAAGCAGGAATTCGGAACCGCAGTGCCCCAATAATCCATGCCTCCGGCAAGCGGAATATTGAACGGATTTCCGAAAATCCCGCGCAGGTAAAATGCCTGGTCGGTGTTGTTGTAGAGCGCGACATAGGGCGTGCCCTGCACGAGCATCCCGGCCAGCAATTCCGTCGTGGGAGCCGATCGCAGCGGCTTTGCACCCAAACCGTCCACGTTCAGTGTCACGGCGGCGCCATTGGTTGCGTGAGGTGTGAACGCGATCGTCTGCCCGTTGAGGCGGCTCAGCGAATCGAAGCCCTGAAAGGAGGATATGGTGTAGGCCGTTGATGTCCCCCCAGTTGCAATCGCTCCGCTAATGTCGTCGCGATATTTCGCCATTGCGGCCATCATCGCGCGGGCAGAGTCGTTGATGCTGGAGGGTGCCTGGCCTTCCTGCCAGTTGATCGAGGCGTCCGCAGTAGCATCCGCTGCGGCGATCTGGGACCATTTGTAGAACGTCATCTGCGAAATTTCCTAAATGAAAGGGAGCGGCGCGCGATCGCCGCCGTCCGTGTTCGTTGCTTCATGAAGTCTTCTGCGCTTCCGCAAACAGCTCGAGGTACTGTGCGCAGGGGCAAGCCGGCGCGCGTGCCGTAAGCATGTTGCGGATCACGCCGATCGGCACGCCCGGACTTTCCTCGGCGACCGCTTGGGCGCGTGCATCTATCAATGCGTTGATGTCGGCGCGAACCTGTTTGATCCTTTGTTCAAGCGTCGGAGCGCTGGCTGGCTTCATCCGAATGGTTCTCCTGGACGGTTGGTTTCGCTTGCCGGCTCGCCGCGAGCTTCTGTCTCGCCGCAGCCGCCTCGTTTTGCGCACGCCGCAGCGCTTTCTCGCGCTGCGCTTCATGGGAGGCGAGCAACACCTGCACGTCATAGGGCAACGACTTGAAGCGCCGCTTGAGCTCGTTGGCCCATGACCGGGGCGCGTCAATGCCTGCGACATCGCTGACGGCTGCGGCGACCGGCGTGCCGAGTGTCGGATCGGCAAGACCGAGCGACTGATGATACGTCGAGATCTCCTGCAGCGCGGCCCAAAGCCGTTCGATGCCGAGCGGGGTACAATCGGACACGAATCGCGCGACGTCCCCCGGCCGCGCGGGACAGAACGGCGCGCCATTAAGCTCACACCACCTTGCATACAGCGGCGCGGTGCGTGCCCTCGCCTGCGCGAGCGCCGCCACCACGGGATTGATCGACCGCATCTGAGGTCTATCGCCTCGCTTTGCGAAGCGCCTTGTGGACGTCACCCATCTTTCTGCGCAGCTCCATCAGTTGCACCCGGCGGCGCAGGCTGTGCGGGCTGGCGTCAATCTCGCCGCGCAGCTCACTGTCGAATTCATCGAGCGCGGCCGCGCGCTTTTTCAATCCGTAGAGGGCAAAATTGTCTGCGATCTCGTCGATCGATGTTGGCTCGCCATAAAGCTTCTCGTTTGTAGATTCCGCTCGTTCAATCATGTCGCGATTGTCGCTGGACATATCCTTACTCCGGCTGCTTAGCGCGGAAAGAATAGAGGCGGCTGGATAGAGCGCATCGGCATCGGCTTTCCACTGACGAGGCCGGGCATCGGTTCAGATTGAGTGTCAAAAGACGCCCTATAGTTCCTGAACTTTCTGCCTTCCCTAACTAGATTTGGGGGTGCAAAGGGGCCTCCCTCCGGATCGACGTAGATAACGTTGTTGTCTCGGGTGGTGGGAGACACATGCGGAGGAAGCTGGATATTGTCGACCGGTTCGCTTTCGTCGATCCGCTCGCCAACTCGTTTCGCGATAGAGCGCAGATCTTCGACGGCCTTGCCAAGAACATTCGAAGGGTCGTCCACGTTCTGTCGAAGGCTGTCGACCGTCAAAACAAAATTCCGGAGTGCAGTTAGACGAGCACGTTGGTCCATTTGGACGCCATCCGAGAAGTAGGATTGATTTCCAGTCAGGATATCGGCTAGCTGCCTCCGAAGGAGGGCGTGCACGCGCGACGTATCGGTTTCGTCAATTCTGGTTCGCGGATTTATTGGAGCAATGTTGCGTTTCTCAATTTCTTCCATGGAAATCCTCGCTTATGCTTCTCCGACCAGAGATCGCTAATTGCGAACACATGGACGTTCGTTGCGTACGCTGATCGCGTCGCGTGTGTTGCGCCTTCGTAGCCTTGGCGCGGGCTACTTCTGTTGGGAAATCTTCAGATAGAGTAGACCAATGGGCGCGTTCTGTAGAAACTCATTGCCTCTTCGGAAGTGACCTACATACACATGCAGCCGGATCAAGGGCGATTCGCTGATGTCACGCGATACGGAATTGACGCCGTCAAAGAAGAAACAGCACTCGCCGCGCTTGATGCCACCTACGTTGATGTCGATTCTGGTGTGATTCGCATCGCGGAATCCCAGCATCAGAGAAACAGCGGCTTTCTCGATGTTAATCCAGCAGTAGGATCGGTACTCGCATTCTACGCTGCCGGTTTCGACGTGCTCGCTGCCGTCGAAAGCATACGCGACGGTATAGTCACCCGCGGCCGCAGGCAGGCTGAACAACGATAAGATTGCCAGCAATACGGCACAGCTGACCTGCTTCCTCCAACGTCGATCATCAGATGTTAGCGGCGCCATCGCCTGGACATTATCCCAATTTGCAAAGCTCTTTTAGAATAGAACAAATAGAGAACATTGTCAATGTCCGCCTTCTACCCCTAGTAGTCCTTGATCGTACCGACAACACCATCTTCATGGAATCATGTCAGATTTCACTCAACATCTATTGAGCTGGACTGATCCCCTCGCGACCATTTATTTCCGGCTCGATTCCGCGCATGACACAGCGCGACGGGATCCTTGACGTTACCCGAGTTCGACGGTCGCGCTGAGCATCCGCAGTTCGGTATGCTCCCGTTCGGTGCGGTTCTGGGCCACGACCGCGCCCGGCTGCTGGAGCGGCGGCACTGCCTTGGCGACGGCGGCTTTTCTGGCTCTCATCATGAGCCGATACTTGCGGCGTCGTCATTCGCTGAAAGATAGCGTTCCGCATCAAGGGCTCGCTATTGAACAATCTGACCAGTTCGCCCCTCTCAGCGCGCCATCAAGCTCGCACCACCTTGCATACAGCGGCGCGGTGCGTGCCCTCGCCTGCGCAAGCGCCGCCAGTGCGGGATTGATCGACCGCATCTGAAGCTTATCGCCTCGCCTTGCGCAGCGCCTCGTGGACGTCACCCATCTTTCTGCGCAGCTCCATCAGTTGCAGCCGGCGGCGCAGGCTGTGGGGGCTGGAGTCAATCTCACCGTGCAGCTCACTGTCGAACTTCTCGAGCGCGGCCGCGCGCTTCTTCAATCCATAAAGAACGAAATTGTCTGCGATCTCGCTGACCGATGTTGGCTCGCCATAAAGCTTCTCATTGGTGGATTCCGCGCGCTCGATGAGATCGCGATTGTCTTCCGCCATCGTATTCATATCCTCTTCTTCAATTGTTGGAACGATCGCTCAATGCGAGACTCATCTCCCGCTGAATCCGGATCTTCTAAGGGGAAGAGAAGAATGATGGTTGGATGCTTCTCGGCTTGGTCGGCTTTCCGCTGAAAATGCCCGTCAAACCTCCAGCACGATGTGGCAATTCCGAACGGGAAGAGACGGGATTCGCACCGGGATATCCCTCATCTCCGACCTGATTTGCGCGCCTGATAGAGCGCGACGGCGTCCTTGATGTCACCCGAGTTCGACAGTCGCGTGCTGAGCGTCCGCAGTTCGGCATGCTCGCGTTCAGCGCGGCCCTGGGCAGCGCCCGGCCGCTGGACCGGTGGTACAGCCTTGGCGACGGCGGCATCCCTGGCTTTCATCATGAGCCGATACTTGCCGGCGTCGTACATCATCCGCTGAAACACGGCGTTCCGCATCAAGGGCTCGCTGCTGAACAATCTGACCAGTTCGCCCGCCTCGATGCCGCTGGCCCTGGCAGAGGCGGCAATCTCGGCGGCGACAGCGCGTTGCGTTTCGGGGGATTCCCCTTTCAGCATCGTCTCCAGCCGAGCATCCTCGGAGCGGGCATAATTCTGAAAGTTCCGCTGCGCGATCTCCGCCTGCCGCAAGCCTTCCTGGTGCTGCTGGGCAAGAAGCTGCTGGCCGGTGGCAACCAGCGCCTCGACGCGCGCGAATTGAGCAGGATCCTGCCGCGACATCTGCTCAAGCGCGGCCGGTAACTGATCGGGCGGCGTACTCGCAAGCTCGGGAAACTGGCTGAGAAAGCTCATCTGAGCAATCTGCGTCGCCGCAGAAAGGCCTCCGAGATATTCCTGCCGAGCTTTCTCGACTTCGCCAAGCTGCCCCTCGATCGCCTGACGAATTTGCGGATGCTTGAGCGCATTCTCCACCTCGGGCGTCAACTCTTCGGCCGAGCGATTGCTGTCTGCATCCGAGGCCACTGGTTTGATTTCGGATCGTTCGGATTCGACCTGCGCGATGTTCGCCTCAGGCAACTCGAAGCCATAGAATTCCGCTGCGTCGGGATCGTGGGCCAGCGCTTCGGCGCGTAATCCATCGACGCGCGCGGCAAGCCTCCTTGACGTTGCATTTTCCGCAATCAATTTTTCGACGGCTAGGGCCTCGGAATAGTCACGGCCCGCGCGTGCCAGCGTAATGGATTCATTTTGCGGCACCCTTTTGCCGTCGCGATCCTGATACTCCCTGACCGTCGGATCAATGGGCGGATCGGATCGTTGTTCCGCGGCCGCGCGCAGCGAGGCACCGTCGCTGCCAATCGGCTCGCTGCGCTCTTTCTCGTCCGCATCCAGGTCCGGCATGGGTACGAAGTCTGCGTCGTCGTGCGCAGTAGCGGCCGACTCTGAATTGGTATCAATCGTCATACGTATCGTTCACCTCAAGCTGAGATTGTTGACCACGCTACTAGCGCCAGCGTGCAGGGCCGCGACGCGCGAGCGTGCGAACAAGCGGCTGCGCCCGAATTGCCGGGCTCACGGCCGGAGCGGTTGTGTCGTCTTCCGGCAACTTGAGCGTCGGCGCAGCGGTAAATTGTCCCGTGGTGAACCCCGTGATCGCATTCGCCAGCGCCGCGAAGGGATTACCAACCGGAGTATACGCCCAGCTTCTAAAACCGGAGCTCAGGCGATCTCCGAGGTCGGGTTGCGCCTGAGCATACTGTGAGGCCTGCGCGCCCCCGAATTGCGGCATGAAATAATCGCCGATTGCGATGCCTCCCGATGGAATATCGCCGGGCCGCGGCGTCGGAAGCGGCACATTACCGACGGGATATGCCGTCGGCTGGCTGACGGACATCTCCGGAGCTGCTGGTGCAGAAGCCGGCTGCCGGGCAAATGCTCTCTCCATCGTTGGATTGACGGTCGAGCCGGGCTGCGGCCAGCCGGCAAATCCACCAGGCTGATAGGCCTGCTGTTGCTGCAGCGATTCCAGCAAGTCAGTGAGACCGCGGCCACCTTGGTATTGCTGCGGTTCGAAATAATCATCAAAGAAAGCCATCAGCTCACCTCGCTCATTTCTCAAGAGCGTTCGGTCGCGGCGCGATAGTCAACAGCCTTGTAGCCGTTGATCTCGATCACCGCCTCAGGCATCGACCGTTCCACGTCCTGGGCAAGCAGTCCGATGTGGCAAGCCGGTGCTCCCTTGTACCGATAGCGGTACACAGGCGTGCCATCGAACAGCGTCCCTACCGCGACGATATCTTCCTTCAGCCGCATGTCCGACGGCAGGAACTTCATAAGGCTGCCGATGCCACCGGCAAGCGTGCTGAATTGCTGTGCGCCAGACATCTGCTGCGTCCCGGTCGTCGTACCCGTCGACTGCGATCCCAGTCCCGCGATCGGCACACCGATTTGCGCCAGCAGGCTGAGCGCCTGCACGGGAATGCCGCGGCGCTGCGCTTCCGCGGCGAGCGTCGCGTTGGCTCCATAGTTCTGTGCGTCCAGGGCGGATTGAGCGGCCGTAACGCCCTGCCCTTGATTGGCCAGGTAGTTTTGCTGCATGCCCGATAGCGTATTGGCCGTCGTATTGCCGGCATTATAGAGGGCATTGGCCGCATTGATTTGACTGTTGACGTCCTGATTGTACTGCGCGGCGATGACCGGTGCCTGGCCGGCCGCGACGCCGCGGGCATAGGCCATCTGGTTGGCGCCGCTGAGGTCGCGTCCGGCAGCGGCGAACTGCGAGTTGACGCTGTTGGCAACATCGGTCTGGATCTGCGCGAGCTGGGCGGCCAGCGCCGGGTTATTGCCGATCATGCTGCCCGAAGCATATGGCTGCAGCCGGTTTGTGAACGCATCGAGATTCGACTGCACATTCCCGGCCTGCGCATTGGCGCTGCCGCCATTGAGCAACGACTGCGCGTAGCCGCCGATCTGCCCGGCATAGGGATTCCCCTTGGCCGCGTTCTGCGAGAGCCGGTCAAGCGCGCCGGTCTCTGCGCCGGTCAGTCCGGTGTTGTTCAACCCCGTGCCGACCTGTCCGAGGATAGCCTGCAGCATCGGCTGCGTCGCCGCCCAGGGGGCCGTTTGCGACTGTTGCGTCTGTGTCGAGGATGATTCTCCACCCATGTGGTGTGTTTCCTTTGGTTAGTGAAGATCGATTGCGAAGGAATGGTGGACAGGCATCGTCAATCGCGGCCGCCAGACGCGGCCGTGATGTGGTCCCATTGTCGGAGGCGAGCGAGAACGCTAGTGCGGAAAATGGATTGACGGTTGAACGGACCGGAATTGCATTGGCTTGCCACTGACAAGACCGAGATACTGGTCGTTTGGCTGCCGTTGCGGTTTTGCCGGATCCGCCGCGTCGACGCCTGCAAGAGACGCAATCCACCCGGCCAAGCCGGAAGGGTTTTGATTGCCGGGAGAAGTAGTCACTGCCGGCGGCATGCTGGAGCTTGTCGCTGGCGTTGGCTGATTGCCGCCAACCTGACGTAGATACTGAAGATGCTCGCCAACGCTTGGCAGCGACGGTTGCGCCGTAATGCTGGGTAGCAGCCACGGCGGCAATTTCCCGGAGTTTCGAAGGGCTGCATCGAGCTGCTTATCTGTAAAGGGATCGTAGATGCGCCCATAGCCGTGCCGTGGACCAACGCCGCGGTATGTCGTAGGAAATGCCTACGTTGTGAGGATCATATCTCCGGCGAGCAACTTCACGTGCTATCTCTAGTAGATAATTGTCCGTCTTATGGTCGAAATTGAACTGTGTATCCCAAGGCTGAATTTCAATCTGCTTGAACGTCTTCGATCCGTCGGGATTGACCAGTACCTGCCCAGATATGTTTGCACTCTCGTTACCGAACAGCAGCGCGCGCAAAACGTAGTCAGGAGCTTGACCGTCGGTTATGTAATGTGAAATTCCAGCGTTTAATGATGGATCTTTTTTGTTTCTGTTGGGCACGAAATCAGATAGATCGTAGGCGCCTGGAGTGATCTTCCGATCTGCAATGATCCGATGTATGATAGGGAACATCCCAGGGTGATAGAATCTCCCTGGCCCCCCTCGCTCATGTACCATGATCGATCGACATCGACCGGATCGGGACGACCTGCCACTGGCGTCGGTGTTCCCGATGCGGAATGCTGAAAATAACGATCAATGAATTGTTGGGCAGTCCAACGCTGCCCATTTGACAATCTTACTTTGCTTTCTTCCATTTAGGTTCATCTCTTCGGCGAAGCCAATACACGGGACATGTCCTGGAAAACAACACCACAATTCGACAAGGCCATATAGGCGCCGCCGTAACGTCTCTTCGATTCGTAGGTCTCGCCCTCTAGCATGACTTCCCACACGATGAGCCCGGACCATTCCCGAGTACGCTTCGCAGAACAGCAATTGTCGGTGCGGCTGTAATCCAGAATACCGGGCTTCGTATCCTCATATCCCGGTATACCGTGCGGCATGTAGCTCGCCTTGAAGGTTTGATTCTTTGCCGCCTCGATGGCGTCGGCTTCAGACCGGATAATATGCCGGTCAGGGCCACAGACATTGTTGGCCTCATATACGCCGTAGACATGCAAACCTAGAAGCAACACGAACGGCGCAAGGAGCAAGGCGACAAGCACCCGACGAAGAAGCTTCATGCTGAGACGCCCTCTGGAAAGACCAATCGCTTCATGCCCTAATTCTCGACATCCACCGGCTCCGGGCGAGCATCGGCGCGGACAGGGCTTCCCGATCCTGCGGATTGAAAACAATGGTCCACGAACTGCTGCGCAGTCCAGCGCTTTCCATTTGAAAGCCTAACGGTTCTCTCGCTCATGTCACATCTATCTCATCGGTTCAGCAGTTATGAATGCTTCGTCGGAAAAAACGACACCGCAATTTGACAATGGCAACCGCGCACCGACGCGCCGCTTCTGCGGCTCGTTTGTCTCGCCCTCTAACTCAACTTCCCACACAATGATGCCCCACCAGTTTCTGCTTCGCTTGGCTTCGCAGCAATTGGGGGTGTTGTCGTATTCGACGACGCCGGGCTTGTAATCTGGATAGCCTGGCACATTGTGGGTGCCGTAGCGAGCCTGGTAGATTTTTCTCTTTGCTACCGCGATGGCATCCGCTTCCGACTGTATGATGTGATCCTCAGGACCACAGACATTGTTTGTCTCGTAGACGAAGTGGACGGTCCACAAGAAGACCAGAACAATTGGCGTTAGTAACGCGAGCAACAAGATGCCAAGTACCCAACGCAATATTCTCATGCGGCATTCCTCCGTCGCCAAACTGAGAGGCGTCGCGCCTCGTCCTGGGGATGCTCCCATTCTTGCTAGAAAGCGCGGTCGTATTCAGTCTGTGGATCGTGGATGACCGGGTACTGGTGAAGCCGCTCCCGTAGGGTATCGATTTCGTCCTGGCTTTGCGGATAAGCCTCGTAAATTATCTTCGTTCTCAATGCACTGGCATAGTGTCGCGGATTCCAGGTCCAGAACATCTTGCGGGGGGGATTGGCCTGTTCTAATCCCGCATCAAGGCAGAGAAATGCGAGCACAAAGGCGGTCGCAAATTTGCAGACAAACATCACTCCGCATCCTCGGGAGGCTCCCATTCGGGAGGCTCATCGGCGGTTGTGTCGGTTGTCCGCTTCGGGCGGAATTCATTGTACCGGGCAAGGATATCCGCAGGGATCATTCCTGGTGGCGCGCGATCGACGAAGTCACGTTCGCGTCCGATATCGGGACTATCCTTCGTCATCTTAAGCGACATGATCTCTTCGAGCACGCGCGACAGTTCGGCGCCTCGGCCAAGCTTAAGAAGTATTCGCGCTTTGTAGCCGAGCGCCTCCCGTCGGAAGAGGCGAATGCGGTGGGCACGTTTGAGCGCCACGTCGATTGACTGCAAGGCAGCTTCCGGGTCTTCCGAAAGGTAAAGCAAACGCACTGATTTGCTAATAGGCGCCCGGACGTCATCCGGATAACGCTCAATCAGTTCGTCCAGAAGCTCCAGAGCCTCGCAACCTCGTTCCGCTGTCAATAGTAAGCTTTCCAGCATACGTGCAAGACGATAGTGATCCTGGTTATCCGCCGTTCTTAACCGCGCCGTTACGATCTCAATGAGAATTCCGATAGGCACCTCTCTCTCGACTTGGTGAACCCATCTTTCAAATTCCTCAAATGAATCGGACGGTTCGATACAGCGCTCCTATCGTGTAGGTTATACGGAAAGGCAGGATAGAACAAAATGAGAACAACGTCAAGCTTGAGTGCTCTGGCGCAAATCAGCGGAAGTCGTTGAACTAATTCTCCTCGTCTAATGGCCCCCATTCAGCAGGCTGTGCTGGAATCGTTCCTGTTTTGCGGCAAATCGTTCGGCGATCCTCCGCACGCGTCCTGCACCCGTGCAACCAATCTCTGTAAGGGTATTCCGAATAATTCCTATCAGGGTGTTGATCGATGGCCTCGAAGCACCTCTTCTCTTCCTCGGCCTTTTGCTGATCACACATGTCGTAGTGCCGCTTGTTAAAAGCGCGTGTTGCATCACGCCATGTCTTGGATCTCGAACCACGCAAGCTCTTTTGATACAACTCGAGAAACTGAGTTGGACCCGTGTCGCCCTCTTTGCTCTCGCCTCTTTCGCCTACCAGACGTTCTTGCAGAAGTTCGGGGTACAGCATCAGCATTGGCCCGTAGATCTTCCATGCTTCAGGAATTTCCGGCATTGGAATATTCGAGGAGCCTGACGGCGAGGGCGGCGGCATTGGCCCGCCCAGGCCACCATATCTCGGCAGCCCGAATCTGCCGCCTCGCACCGGCAGCGCTGGGGCGTTGGCGGCGACCCACCACGGCATCGACGGTCTTGCGCCATACGTACCGGCGTATCCCGCATCCTGCGGTGAAGCCTGTGCTTCAGCAGCGAAGCGGGCGAGCGAGAGCCGCCTCTCTTCGCGCGGCGGCACGTCCACAGGCGGAGGGAAACGTGTCTGTGCTTCGGCATTCGAACTGTTGGATACGCCGCTTTGCGGATAGCGCCTGGCGATTGCCGCTGGATCATCCGGAGCCATGCCTGGACGGGATTCCTGCAGCGCCTCCGTTAGGAGCTGAAACAAACTACGAGGAGCGACCATTAACTCAATTCCTTATCTAAAATGACGTGTCTCTGTTCATACCCATCCAGCGCACGCCGCCATCCCTTGCGACCGTAGATGCGGACGCAGTTGCAGCCTTCGTTCCTGGCGAATTCTTCAATATGCGCGATCAAACCCAGCCATCGCGGCATGTCCTTGCCCGCGCACGCGGTGATCACGCACACCTTTTCAGCATCAGTCTGTTGCAGGCGCGTCGAGGCCGCAGCGAGAATTGCGATCTTGCTCCCCTCACCCTCCACGGCGAGCCAGAGCAAGGCGTTGCCGCAAAGGATCTCCCGCTCGACGTCGCAAAATGCTGAGAGGCCGGTGCGCGCTATCGCGCGGCTCAACAGTGGTTCGGCAAGCGGCCAGATCTCGTGAACCCGTACGGGGTCGACGCAGATCAGCTCAGCCGAGGATGGCATAGAAAAATGTGCATCCCGCCGTCGCGCTATTCGCGTGCGTGATGGTGAACGAGCCATTGGCCACGGCGCTTACATACATCGTGCCGTTGCTGAGCTCGATCGCGGCGCTCGTTGTTGCCGGCGTCAGGATCGGCGTCGAGCCGGCCGCGCAGTTCGGCATCGATACGGTCGTCGTCGACGTCCCGGTCGATAGCGTCACGCTGCCGACTGCATTCGAGCGCCCGGCAGCGAGTTGCTGGATGGCAAGCACGATCTTCTTCAGGTCGGTCTCGGCGATTCCGGGTGCATAGGCCGTCATAGCGTTCCACTCGCAGCCAGGTCCGGCACCACGCCGGCGCAGAAGGACCAGGACGTTGCGGCGGGAATGCGCACCCTGAACCGGGAATAGCGCGTATCGCGCATCAGGTCGCAGCGGCCTGTTCTGGGATTAACGAGCACTTCACCACCTGCGTCCGCAGTCGCGGACGGGGTGTCGCGATAAGAGACAGACCCATACAAGGTTGCCGCGTCGGTAACTGGACGAAACCCGCGGATGGTGATGCGATTGTCGTCCATTCCCTGCTCCGCGCTCTCGATGGTCGCCTCCAGGCTCGTGCCGCGAAAGAAGCCGAGCGCATGAGAGGCGCTGAACTGCGCGATCTCCGGCTGAACAGCAGTTGCGTAGGCATCCAGACTCAGCATCAACGCGTCCAGAGAGCCGGAAATGCTGTCGAGATTTTCCAGCGTCAGTCCGGTCTGGGAAATCCCGAGCAGGAATTCACCGGAAACCGACACTGGAAAGAAGCGGTCGAGCAGGAAATCATATCCCAGCAATTTGTCGTAGGTGCCCACGGCGCCGGAAGCGGATTTGTATGCCCAGTAGACCCGCGTGCTTCGCGGATCAGCCGCGCCCATGAACAGCTGTAGATTGCCCTTGTCGAGATCGGCGAGGAAGGTCCGGTCGACCTTCTCGCGTCCGATCTGCTCGGGCACGCCGCCCGGCTCGATCTTGTGAAAACCCTGTCCGGCGTAGAAGAAAATCCGTTCTCCAGCTCGGATGATCGAATATGGCGCATATAATCCCTTATCCTGGGTGATGCGATCGATCTGGAAGATGATCGGCGATCCCGGTACATAGGACATGCGCCGGATCGCCTGGTCCTGGAAGATAACGCCGGACTCGCCGCCGGCGACACCGCGCACGATGCCGCCGTCCGGAAAATCCTGGAAGTCCGATGAGTTGATGCCACTGGTCCAACTCGTGGGTGCATTGAAGCTGTTCAGTCCGGACCACTGGATCCGATACGGCGTCGACAGCAAACCAGACAGCACCAGGAAGCGCCCGACAACGCTGATATAAGCGGCTTGCGGCGGTGATCCGGTAGCATCGGCAAACGCACTCGAGGAGGAGAGATCGAAGACCTGCAGAACAGTATTGGCCTGCGTCGCAAAGACGAAATTTCCGGTCTGTGCGAACTGCCATTGCGCGTTCGAAGACAGCGCAGGATAGGTTGCCCCACCCTTGGACACGTCCATCCAGGTGAAATCGGTGTTGTTGAGCTTGTAAAGCTTGTCGCTGGTACCGGCAAAAGTGATTACAGTCCCATCGAACTTCAGTGCATAGAATGCACCGCGACACGGCGCCGGCAACACAGCCGTGTAGGCCGAGAACGAAGGAAACGGGCCGTATCCGTCACCGCGCGGAATCACATTCAGGATGTTGCGGGTAGCCTGCCCCTCATAGTCGCTGACGTCGGGGCGATAATCTCCAATGGCAAGTAGCGGCATTATTCTGCGTCCCAGGTCTTGGGTTGTTTGACGGCGGGCGTCCAGTTCTCGGCCTGCTTCGCCGCGAGCGACCAGGATGCCAGCGAAACCGCATCCGGCATCCAGGCACTGCTTTCAGTTGGACTGTGAGTCCATCCATCTGCATCGAAGGGGCGCGGAAACCAGGCTTCGAAATCTCGTGCGAACGGGGCACTACTTCCCGTCACATCAAGATCGCCATCAGCAGAGAGCATCAGAACGCCGAGCGGCGCCATATTCGCGGTTGCGGCATACGTACCAGATCCCGACAGCAACCGTGTTACCAGCGCAGCGGCCCCGCCGACAGCCGTGTGGCCGCCCGGACTTCCATTGATCGCCACTCGGAATGCCGCAGCACTCGGGTTGATGGAGTATGCGCCGATTGCACCAACCAGGCGGCCGCCGAATCCCGTGAGATTACTGCCGGCCGCCGCAAGCATGGCAGCATCGCAATCATGGAGCACCGCAAATCTTGCTGCCACGCCCGAGGACGCGAAGCTTCCCGTTGCACCGCCAAGCGTGATCGTGATCGGCCCCGATGTTGCGAAGCGCTTCCTGCGCGGAGGCAGCGCGACCCTTCGCCTGAAGACATACGGCATCGGACTACGGCAGCTCCCGCCACGCGAACGTGCCGCTCACAATTGTGGATGCGGGTGTGCCCGGGATGTCGAGGACGAGCGCCTCGCCGGCCTGGATCACGTCGCGATCTTCCGGCGCCGGCAAATACTGGAAAGGCATAAGGACGTTCCATTGGAATGCGCCGAGCGTTGCAGCGGAGCCCGACGTCGTGGCTTGCGTGGTGTCGTTGCTTCGCGCCGTCGCGGTCGCGGCTTTTGTGTCACCGGAATCGGCGGCGTTCGCCGTCAGCGACGAGCCGCCCGAACCCACCGTGACGGTGGCCGGCAGCCGCTTCAAGCGAAGCCGAATTTCAGCCGGTGCCGTGACGTTGCCGGCCGACAGGTCGATTTGATGCAATTCAATTCCGTTCGCCGCGCCGGCCTTGAGATAGAACAAATCTTGAATCACTGAGACCGTGACGTTTTCAAACGCCGCTTTGTAGATGCGTTGCCCCATCTTCTACCTCCTAAGATAAACTCGTTTCCGAACGCCTGGCGCAAAGACGAAAGGTGTGTAGGTGACTACGATGCGGCCTATTGCAGGAGAGGCACCGAGGCCGGGTGTGTAGGAGCCTGCACCGCCGCCACCGCCACCGCCGGCAGGGTTACCTGGCTGCCCGTGACCTGCAAAGTCAGGCCAAGCTGGGACACCGCCTGCGCCGCCATTACCACCGTAAGGTCCCGCGGCCTTACCTCCAGCGCCACCGTTACCGGGAATAGCGTTGAAAGTGTCGCCGATGCCGCCGGAAGAGCCGTTGTTGCCACTTATCTTGGTGTCACCTGCGCTTGCCGCTGCTGTGCCTCCCGATTGGCCAGATGCCGAAGCGGCGATGCAAATGCCCCCGAAGTTGGTCGGAGAGCCTATGGCAACCGTTGTAGAGATAGACGCGCCGGGTGTTACCGGAACGTTGTCCTTGCGGGCATACGCGCCGCCCCCGCCCCCGTAGCCACCATTCATAGTGGTGGCATTGCCGTTGGCACCGCCAGCACCTGATCCAGTGCATTCAACCCTATCAATCAGAACGCAGTCAGCCGGGACGGTCCAGCTTGTGCTGGAGTTGAGTACGATGGTCGGCATTGATCACGCCTCGATCCCGTGGTGATGATCGGCGTCACGCGTCCAAACGCCAAAACAATCAAAAAATATTTGTCTATCCATTGCGGCGACCGATCATCATTGGATCGTCAGAACGCCGTTCACCTGGTCAAGATCGACCGTGAACGTATTGCCGTTGGTGAGCGTCAGAGGCGTGCCATAATCCCACCAACCGATGAGCGGCTTGGTCGGCGACGTGAAATTGTAGAGCACGGCATACTGAAACGGCCCGATTGAGCCGCCCGCCGCCGTCCATGCCGGATCGGTGCCGCCGATAAACTTGAACGTGCCGGACGTTTGCGAGCCCGCGATGGTTCCGATCGATACGCCGCCGGCTATATAGCCGTTTGCGGTCGCAAGGTCTGCCGGCGTGTTGTAGATCGTATTGGCCGCAACGGGCGCCGCATTGGTGAGGTAGACTTTGTAAACGTGCGTCGTGCCCGTCTTCATGTCGTGCAGCGCATTGGCAATATCCTGCACGAAGCAATTGAACTTGTTGAATCCCGCCATTGTATCCTCGCTAGATCACCTGGCCGAAGACGCGAACTGTCATCGGTCCGGAATTGAAAGTGGATGTCAGCCCGAGATTGTTGAGGTCGTTGAGTGCCGCAGTAAAGCCAAGGCCCCAGGTCTGGATACGGCCGTCTTCCTTGATGTACGGCGCCGATTCCAGCAGTGCGCCGTAGAGATAGAGATCCGGCGCGAGCGTCAGCAGCCAGTTCGAATTGTTTTCGGCAAGCGGCGGAATATTCCGCCGATACACCATTTCGATCGTGTAGGCGGCGTCCGGCGTCGGAGCGATCTCGAGCTCGTCGCCGAACACCGTGAAGTAACGCGGCCGGCCGCTGACGTTGAACGTCTCGAACCGATACTCGTCGATCTGCCCGCCTGATTTGAACTCGAGCGCCGGCTTTCCCGTGACGCTCGACAGGCGAACCCGGCGCATCGACTGGAAATCGGACGGCAGCGAAATGAATTCCGGCTCGCTGGAAGCCAGATTGACCAGCGCAGTCGCGCGCTGCTCCATCTGCCTGACGAAAAGCTGGCGGTTGAACTTCGCCTCCGCAAGCTGGATGAACGTCGGAATTCGCGCGATCAGCGTCGCGTCCTGGTCTCTCGCCAGATATTCCGTCACCGCCGATTGCAGCGACGCGTAGTCGACAATTTGCGTCATGTCAGCTCCGCTGACCAGCCGGCCTGCAGCCTCGGCCGGTCGGTTCGCAAATAGGCCCATTCCGGATCGTCGAGCTTTCTCTGCACGATCAGATCGAACTCCGGCGTAAACATCCGCAAGCCGCTGTTGCCCCGCGCATGCTCCTCATCCAGCCATCGGACGTAGATGACGTTGGGAATGCGCGCGACGTGACGGCCCCATTCGGAGCGTTGCTCCTCGCGGCGAGCCTCCCTGTTCCATCGCAGGATCGGCTCGACGTCCTGCACATGCTCGATCGCGAGATCCCGGCCGTTGCTGTCAAGATGTGGCCGAACCAGAACGCCATCCATCACGACATCTCCGTGACCCACAGCGTGCCGGCCGTTGCCGTGACCAGCCCGTTGGCGGCGGCCTTGATGGCCGAGATGCGCTGGCCCGGGCTGACGATGACATATTCGATCACATTGGCCGGCAGGAAGTTGTCGGCATTGCTCGCGGTCTGCGCGCCATCGCCGATGCGGTAGCAGCAGGCCGCATTCGAGACCAGGCGCAGTTGATAGGTCTCCGAGCCAAACGCGTTAACAATAGCGGCGCTTGAATCGAAGGCGATGGTCTGGGTCACGCCGGCGCGCGAAGCGTGTTGTTTGGGGAAGAACGACATCTTAAGCGGCCCTCACGGCGATGGAGAAATGCATGGGAATAGCGGAGCCGGACGCGCCTGACGGCGTCAGGACGATGACGTCGTCTTCGTTCAGGTAAGCCGGCGAAGGCGGCGTGGCCGAGAACAGCTGACCTGCGGCAGAGCCGGACTGCGTCACGGTGAGTGTGGCGAGCGTAGTGGAGTTGGCCGACACCGTGACGGTCGCATCGGCGGAAGTGATGGCTCCGCCGAGTATCCCGGTCGCCTTCAACAGGCGGCAGCGGAACGGCACGCGGATATAGGCGGCGACGGGCGATGCGCCACAGGAGGGTGTATAGGCCGTGAGGTCGATAGTGGTAAGCGTATGATGGCCGGGAAGCGGCATTGTCTGATCTCCAAAGAAAAAGGGCGGCCCGAAGGCCGCCCTGGATGCAGGTTGACGAAGAAGCTTCAGGACGAGGTGTTGTCGAACACGCCGCCGGAGGCCTTCTCGTTGCGGGCGACGAGCGCGTATTCCGCCAGGATCTGGCAACGATCGGAGTCGCCGGTCTTGGCCAGCGGGATCGAGATCATGTTGCGCCCGTTGAGGTACGCTACCGCCCACTTGTCCATTTCCAGCACGAGCACGTCACGCGGACGCTGGAAGCGGTTGGCGACCACTTTCAGCTTGCCGAAGTCGGACTCGTAGGCGTCGACGGAGGCGACGATCTTCTTCGATTTCGCCTCCTCGATCGCAGTTGCGCGGCCCGTGAAGGTCGAGAACACCTGCTTGTTGAAGGCGCCGGTCATGATCGTGCCGGGCTTGCCGCCATTGCTCCAGATCGATGAAAGCACCGACTTGAGCCGCGCCTCGGTGAACGCGATCTGCGTCCCGTCTGTTCGGGTGCCGGTGCCATCGGCCGCGGCAGGATCGGCGGCACCACCGGCGGTGCCCTTCGACGTGCTCGAGACGAGCCACGACAGCACCGACGCCGTCTTGCGCGGCGTCGAAGTGTCGCCGACCACCTTGGCCTGGTTGGTGCCGACCAAGATGGTCTCGATGTCGCGCTTCAGCTCAAGCCCCTTGAGCATTTCCTGATAGGCAAGCTCGTTGTCGCGGCCGGCGTGATCGACTGCCTGCTGCGTGCCGGAGACGCGTGCGACCTTGTAGGATATCTGGCAGAGATTGCCGAGCCGCACGGTCGGCGTGGTGGCAGTCGTCGTGGGGTCGTCGCCTTCGAGCTGCGCGTTAGCGCTGGACGCCGGCGCCAGCGCCTGCGTCTGCCATTCATGATTGACTGCAGTCGCCTTTTCCTTCTCGGCGGCGCTCATGAAAGGCGTGTCGGTCGGGTCGATGCGATAGATCATGTCGGAGAGATCTTCGCGGTTGCCGACCGCCTGGTAGGTGACAAAGGTAGAAGCCGGTAAGGCCATGGTTTGCTTTTTCCTGATGTGAGCCCGATACCCACGGCGATCGCCGGGGGTCAGATGACGATATCGGGACCGGGTGGAGTGGAAGTCGGCGTCACAAGTGTGCGATTGCGCGGAAGCATGGCTTCCGGTTCGCCTTGGTCGGACGTAGTTGCCGGGAGCCTGCGCGAACACAGGGGCGGCGCTGGCTAGAGCCAGTATGATTCACCGCAGGCCGGCAATACCGGCCGCGGCGACTGATCGTACGAAGGTAGCGTCGAGGGCGCGCCTACGCACCCTTCTTCACAATCTGAAACCCGTTGGCTTCAAGCTCAGCCAACACCACCTTGGTCAGGTGCGCGCTTTCTTCCGGCTGGATCCAGTGATCGTGCGATGCCGGATCATCTTCCCTGGGATATTTGACGAAAGCGGAATGAATGGCTTCGTAAATGATTTTTCTTGGATCGGTCATGGGCTTTCCTGCTCCGAGCAAGACATACCATGGTTCCATCCACTATTGCGAGATCGCTCTCCCGCGGGAAACTACAGAATCCCGAACCGCTTCCTCCGCTCCGCAGTCCGCGCAAGCTCTGCGAGTTCTGCCTGCGCCAGCCTTCCATTGGCGACGGCGGCATTCAGATGATCGCGCACCTTGCCGACGATGTTGATGGCGAGAAACAGCTTTTCGCGGCCCTGCACGTCGTCGATCATGGTGGAGCGCCAGGCTGATGCGTAGTCATCCTCCAGGGTCTTGAATGCTTCGGTCAGCAACTCGTTGTCGAGCAATTCCTGCGCTTGCAACGCCTTGGTGGAGGCGGCATTGAGGTGGTTCTCGTCGGTCATGGCGTCCTTTCTTGATACTTGTCCGGTGACCTGCCGTGTCGCGCCAGGCGGCAACCGGCGCCGGCTCGGGCCGCTGCGGCAGCGTTCGTCTCGTGCTCTGCGGGATTGGGACCGGCACCAATGGCCGGCGCACCTGTATTAGGCTGATCGGCTCTCCCTCCCGGCTGTTGCAGCGGGTTATCCGGCAGCCGGTAAACCGAGCGCGGGTTCGACGACCTTCATTTCGGTATGCGCCCGATAAGGGGGCTGCTTGCTGACCTTAACGCCCGCTTCGATGGCCTTCGCCATCAATCGTTTCCTCTCCGGTAACCGTTGGGAAACAGGCAGGGGAGACAATTATGCAGCGCTTGCCATACGCCCTTAATAATCGGCATCGAGGCATCCTCCGGATCACAAGGGTATCCACACGCCGCGAGTATCAATTTTTCATTGCCTCGCCGAAGTCCGTACCGATTGCGTATCAACGTTCCAAGACCGAGATGCAGCGAAGCAATTATATCCTCCTTTTTCGTGAACATGATCATGAGCTTTTCGGACAAAGGAAGTCGCGGCAGCAGATCATCTACAGCTCCCTGTATTGTTACGGGCCAATTTTCCGGGCCAAGGTGTTCCCCATGGATTTCAGGTTCTGCGGCCACAATCCACACGAACGTTGCAACGACCGCTATAAGGATCAAAAGGCCACTTCGTACGTATTTCATTTGGCAGCTCCTCGATGGTCCGTCATTTACCCTCCGAGCACCGGTGAATTCCTCAACCTCCAGCAGCTTCAGCGCGACTGATTGCTCCCGGGGAAATTTTGAGGTTGTGCAGGAGGCCTCTTAAAAGAGCCGTTCGTGCGACCGAGGAGAGAGACGCCGCCTTGAGATGGTTGGGCTGGAGTCGGCACATATTTGTAAATGGTACCACTAGGCGTTCCTAGATAACCAGGTGCTCCTTCATCATCACTAACTATTTTGTCTCCAGGAGAATACTCCTCATCACGCACGGGGTCAGTCCCGGGAGTGTGGGTATGATATGTTCCTGCATTCACACCTAACGAGTGGAGCAACAGCCCTGGTCTGCTGCCCGGCCTGGATGAAAATGCCTTACCCTCTTTTGGCGGCGTATATGAATAATCGCCAAGGCCGAGCCATTTTTTATAGACGCGCCCAGCGTACTCTAGTCCGGAGCGCTGCGAGGGTGGGTAGGCATCCTGCAATGCGGCAATGGCCGCTGCATCGGCCGTTGGATAGCTGTCTCCCGCCGCCAAGACGAGCGGGCGCGATCGGTTAGAGGTAGCTTCATCGCCCATGTCCGCACCCGCATTGGGAGGGCCGGCGTCAGTCGCAAGCGGCTGAGTCTGCGTCTGCAGAGTTGTGCCATCTGCGCTGAACGGATCATGATCGACCGGAACGAGCGAGACGTCGGAAAAATCCGGCTGATGGTCGACAGGCACCAGGGAAAAATCATGCATGATGAACCACCAGAAGATATTTGCCGAGCCGTTTCGGGTCCTCGACATAGTGGTGGCCGTCCTTCGCCTTCCGCGCCCCGGGCGGATATGAACGTGGCAACTTGCGCGCTTCGGTCACGACCTTCAGATGTGCATCAAACACCTTCATCTGTGCATCGATCTCCGCCTTGATCTTCGCAAGCTCGATCTCGGCCTGGGCCTTGATCTGCTGATGGATGGCATCGTTCTGTGCGCGCTGCTGCTCGATCTGCGCCTTGTGCACGGCGGCGACCTGGTCGGCCTGCGCCCTCGCCTGCAGCGAAAGCAGCCTCGGATCAGGCGGCGGCGACGGCGGCGCTGGCGGCGGATGCAGGAGTTGGCCGGTGCGCGGATCCATCGCGGTCGGATCGTTGAAGAAGCGGTCGGGGTTCTTGTGCCCCATGATCCGCGTCAGCTCGGCCGCGGTGTTGTAGAGTTCGCGATCTCCGACCAGATGGAGCTTGCCGCCCATCACCAATTCCTTCTGGATATTGGCCAGCGCCATGGCCTGCGCAAACTGGACGGCCTTGCCGCCGCTGCCGAGGCCGACATTGATGGTCATGTCGTCGCGGGTCTTCCAGTTGCGCGGGTCGACATCGACCCATGCATTGCGCAGCCGCACCGTCTGCAACTGCTGGCCGTGCTTGCGGATTGCGCCGTGCAGCAGCGCAAAAATGTCGCGCACGCCTTCCGCCATGATTCGCGCGATCAGCTTGATGCGCATTTGCGAAGCGGAAAACACCTGGGCGACCGCCGTCGCCGACTGATTCTGCAGCGCATTGGCATCGATGCCCTGCGATTGCCGGCTGAGCCCCGTGCGCACCTCGAGCTCGGCGTCGAGATACTGCATCATGGGATAGATCGAAGAGGTGATGTCGGGCACCACCTGCCAGTTCAGCCCGCCCGGCGTCTTGGTGCGCACGACCCCGCCGGGGCGCGACACCAGGAGATCGTCGAGTGTGTTGGGGCCGGCGTTGGCTTCCGACACCTCCACCCGCGGATTATTGTGCAAATAGAGATTGTCGAGCGCCGCGCGCTTGAGCGCCGTCTTCTCCCGCTGCAGCGGCATCACGAGGTCGGCGATCGAGCGGCCGAAGAAGCGATGCGTCATCGGGACCGGCGTCGTGGTCGCAAACGGGATCGTGTCGAACGGCGTGATGCATTCGCGGCCGTCCTTGCGCAGGATCTCGCCCTGATCGCCGCCGGTGATCACCTGATAGAGGCTCGGCCGGCCGTCGCCCTCGTAGTCCATTCGCACATAGTGCTCGGTAATGCGAACCAGCCGCGCTGCTGAATTGGGGCTTCCGGAAGTCGCGGCAAAGTGCTCTTCGGTGGTGTCGCGCGCCAGCGTCTCGCGGTCGATATTGCCGGTATAATCACCGAGCGCTTTCACCTGCGCAGCGTCGAACCCTTCCGCAATCAACTGCCCTTCCGTCTTAGTCACCACCTCGTGGAAGCAGTAATTGCAGTCGCGGATGCTGCGCGCACCGCGCTCGATGCCGAACTCTTCCGGCGGCACGCCGAGCACCCTAGCCTGCGCGAGCTTTCGCGTGGTGACGATGGTGACATCGTGCATGGCCGGCAAGGCAAGCGGCGCCGGCGCTGCTGGAGACGGCGGTGGAACGGTCATGTTCATTGTGTCTCGTTTTGAAGAAAGGAGAAGGTGGTGATCAGCCCACCACGAACCGACGCTGCACACAGCATCCGGTGCTTAGTCGGTGGGCTCGCGATTGCTGCGCAGGTATTCCTGAAGAAGTGCGACGGGCCCGCCGCCAGGCGGTACATCCGGAGCTGAAGGATCGATGACGCCTACTCGCTCCATCATGCCGAGCAGCCCGCCGGACGAGCGGCGCATAAATTCACTCATCGAACTGTCAGGAGACACGAACTGTGTGGACGGCAGGTCGAACGAAGGCCCGTACGGTGGCGCCCTTGTTATCAGGTGAGGACGAGACGGCGGATCAACCTCGATCGAGGCCGGTATAGTTGAGTCCGGATCATCCGGTATAATTGGGACCGGATCATACGGGCCCCTGCCCCGCCGTGCCGGTGGCGGAAGAAATTTCCGCCAATCTTCTGGCGGAGGTGCCCGCAGCTTCTCGGGTTTGTCAACAGAGCGCGCCATGATGCGTCCCTCAAACTACAACAATATGCAAAAATTCTGGGCGTATAATTTTGGATGATAACCTGCGCGCAACCGGGCTGGATTCTTTTCGGCCAGCTGATGAATTGAATCGTTGCCGCACGGGATCGGCACTAAGGATCGTAGATCACCCTTCCAACACGTGTTCGGGCCACCATGCCATCAACGTCCTCCTGGCTCTGAGGATAAGCCTCGTAGAAGATCTTTGTCTTAAACAAGATCGAATAGTATCTCGGGTGAATGGTCCACGCGATATTGGGAAAGACTCCGGTCCCCGCGTACAGGTTCCTTACGATTCTTCTTACATACAGACTATCCGGAGGAGAATCGAACGACGGATAGACTCCTCTCTCCTCAAAAAACCGCTCCACTTCAAGCGAGAACCTCACGCCTCTCTCGCCGCCAGCTACACACGGCCCACGTTGCACCTTCTTTGGCGTTCCGTCACTGGGCTCGATCACGAACGTGCGCAAGGGACTTGTAGGACGCTCCTGAGGATAGTGCCAGGCGACCAGGGCTCCCTTCAGCACATAGCTCTGATGCGATGCGATAAGGAAGAACATCGCGCAGGCTGAAACGCAGTGGTCGTGGACGACCACCGTCGCATGACGGTCGCGAACAATGCCCGAAAGCGCCACCGCAATGTCCGGGTCTCCCCCGAAACTCCTGACGACAAAGAGCCCTTCCTTCTTCAAATCCTTTGCCGGCGACACATCGAGATCATCTTTGACGCGACCGTCAAAACAAAGGACCTGCCCATCAGGGCTTAGCGCCATCGGTCGCGATACTTCGCCGCGGCAATACTCCACGGCGCGGTAGTAGCTCTCCCGGTCAAGATCCTGCTCAGCGCGGCTGTGGCTGGAGCAAGGAACAAGCCCCAAAGTGACGACAACAAGAGACCGTATCCTGATCGTTTTCATGGATGTCATCCGAACAATCGACGCGTGTCGCCTAGTTGTTACCTCGGGCGTTGCTGCGCAGGTATTCCTGAATAAGACCGACTAGGCCCCCGGGTGGCGGCGCGTCTGGGTTCAGCGGATCGTTGAGGCCGGCTTCGATCAGCAAGCCGGGAAGGCCACCGGGCGCGCTTTGCGGCGCGCTGCGGATGAACGGGATCGGTGACGTAACCGCACTACCAACATCTCCGGCTCCCCGCGTTGCACCCGGGGTGATCAGAGGACCGCCTGGCAATGGACCGGCAGGAACAAATGGTGCCACCAAGCCGGCTGCATTGCTGGACGGAAGATAACTCGGTTGATATCGGCCGAAGTTCTGAAGCGCGGAAAAATCCTGTCTCACGACGTCGTTCGCATCTTGCTCATTTGGGCCACCCGGCCACAATGTCTTCGGTAGGGATGGCATCTCCGGTATCTCCGGTAGCGATGGCTCCTTTTTATTCAAGGGCGGGGATGGACCCCAGCCATTGCCCAAGGGGTTCGGAGGAAGATCATCCTTGAAGAAGAACCACGGAACGTTCGGATCGAGACTCCGTGGCTCAATAATGGAATTTGCAGGGTCAAGGGGATTCACGATGCCAAGGGTACGTGCCACGTCGTGCTCCTACGTCGCTCTTTTCTTGTGAAAGAGTGCTCAAGGGTCATAGATCACCCCGATGTCCAGATGCAGCTGGGACAGCATGTTGTCGACCTCCTCCTGGCTTCCCGGATAGGCCTCGTAGATAATCTTGGTCCTGAACAATGTTGGATAGTATCTTGGATGAATCGTCCAAGCAGTGTCGCGATATGCGCCCGTTTCAGCGTACCGATTCCTGATGATTTTTCTTACATAGAAACTGTCAGGAGGCGCTTCGAAGAGTGGACTGACGGCTCTCTCCTTAAAAAAACGTCGTATGTACTCAGGTCCACCTGCACGGAATGTTCCAAATTCGAATGAATCATTTTGACACGGCCCACGTCGCAACTTCTTGGGTCCACCGTCGATGGGCGCCTGCAAGAAAGTGCAAAAGGGACGATTCGCGTCGGTGCTTTGGGGATAGTGCCAGGCGACAAGCGCGCCTTTGAGTACAAAGGTCTGGTGCGACGCGATAGAAAAAAACACTGCGCAAGCAGACAGACAATAGTCATAGACGACAACCGCCGCGCGGCGCTCGCGGATCAGATCCGAAAGAACGATCGCCGGATATCCGTTTCCTCCGGAACTTCGGACTACAAACAGCCCTCCCTCGTTTAGGCTCCTTGCCAACGAGACTTCCATATCTTTCACAATAGCGCCGTCAAAGCACAGGACCTGCCCGTCAGGACTTAGCGCCATCGGCCGCGCTACGCCGCCACGGCAATACTCCACAGCGCGGTAATAGCGCTCTCGGTCAAAATCCTGCTCAGCGCGGCTGTAGCTGGAGCAAAGAACAAGCCCCAACGTCATAAAAGCAAGAACGCACCGCACCGGCCATCCAGGAGTCCCTCGTCCGCATGCCCCGACGGTCATGCCTGCACCTCATCGCGATAGTTTTCCAAGCGGTTACGCTTGTCCTGGTAGATCTTCCATCACCCTTCCAAGACCTAGTCGCGCGCCGCGATCTATTCACCTCTTACGGACTTTGAGGATAGGCCCGCCCTGCACGGCCGGACTTGCCGATCTGGCCAAGTTCGATCTTTGGTTGATTTAGAACAAAACAGGAACTATGTCAATCTTCGTGCGGCGCAAAGACACCGGGTTGCCGATACGTCTTGAGAACGACGATCTACGACTTCACGCCGCCGCGGCTTTCGTGCTGTGCTGGTGTGTCGCGGACGAACTGTTGCCATGTGTTTTGACCTAGTCACTACGCGAAGAATCGGTGCGCAGATATTCCAAGATCAGTCTTGGCAATCCGCCGGGCGTCGGCGAGTTTGGATAGCGCGGATCGGAGAAGCCCGCTTCGGCCAACAGGCCCGGCAGGCCACCCGGAGTGTCCCGCAATGGCGAGGTGACAAACGAAAGCGGTGGTGCGCCGGTATCAAACACGCTCGACCGGTATCCAACAGTGCTCTGGTCGCCAGATGCGGAAGGCTGGGTAGAATTCCGTACTGGGCTCGACGGGCGTACGGGTTGTGTGCCGGAGCCATTGGAATAATTCGTATTCGACGGTGCAGCCGAAGGCGGCATGACCGGCACGATTGCGCCGGCGGCATCCACGGTCCAGTTCTCCGGGTGAGAGATGATATCCTTTATGAGTCGCCCTTCATGATAGGCGCCATGACCGACCCAACCGCCGGCGAGAGCCCCCAACGGAGCCAAAACGCCCGGCCCGGCGATTGCCCCGGGCAGGCCGCCAATTGCTGCTCCGCCCACTATGCCGGCCGTTGTCCCCAGCATCTCGCCGGATCCGACAAGACCGTCGTGCAAGACGTCATCGTAGGAAGGTGGCCGATATCGGTCCAAGTATTGGTTAGCTTCTATCTTTGCGATTTGGGCTATTAGTTTCGAAAATAGATTGGCCATGCTTGCCTCGAGGTAGAGTCTGGAGAGGCGAAATCGGGAGCAGATTTGAAAAATGAAAGAAACACCAGATCAGCCAACTCGTGGTTTCCTGAAAGCCGTACTCATATACGCTGTCTCGACCGCTTTCATATGTTGTGTTTGGTACGTCTTCTTTGGTCCAAAGGGAATCCTGATAGGACTTGCACTTTATCCGGTCATGCGCTTCGCAAACTTCTTCCACGATGTTTTTGCGCCCCGCCAGAAGAAGTAGTTGATGCATTGGCGTGACATGCGCGCCCTACATCTCGGCTTCCTTGCTTTCTGCCTCATGCACCGTGTGTTCGACAATCTTCATCGCCCCACCGGATTCCGCCACCGCCTGCGCCAGCAGCGCAAACTGATCGTCAGTGAGGTCATAATACGTCTCCCTGCTTTCCTCCTCGCGTTCCTCCCACCACACCTTGACGATGCCGACCTTCGACAGCAGCGCGTCCTTGATGAAGGAGTAGAGGATCATGAATCCGGGGTTCTGCTGCATGAAGACGTGATTGACGTAGTCCGTCTCCTGCTGCGCCGCCGCCTCGTCTTCCGGCCCGACCGGTTCGAAGCGCACGACTTCGTCGCCGCCGGCGAAGATATCCATCAGGCCCGGCATCATGCCTTCGATGGTGTCGGCGACGTCGGTCGACACGGTGCGCGAGCGGCCGTCCTGCGCCGGCATGTCCTTGCGCATATCGCTGAGATAGTAATCCATCGCATCGGCGCGCTCTTCCATCAGCTGAGCCGCGGAGATGGCCGCGAGCGCGCCTGCCTTCTCGGCCGCAAGCATCGCCTTGAGGTCGGAGGTCGACATTTTTGGCATTGAAGAAATCCTGTCCTGGAAGAGAATGAAGCTGTAAGACCAGGTTGAAACCGCTATCCTGTAAAATCCTGTTCGGATGGGCCTGACGTTCCGCAAGCCATGACCCGAGGAGCACACGCTTGGCCAACCCTCCCGATATCGACCAGCCCGGCAAGGGGCCGGTGCCAACCTTCGAGAACCGCAACGACGTCCCGACGGTCTATTTCGATATCGCTCCGGCCTACGGTGTCACGAGCGGGATCGTGCAGGTAGAACTGGGCGCGCGCATCCTGGTGCCGCATCAGGACGACTCCGTCGATGTCAGGTTCGTTTCGTGCGGCCGGCTGCGCTGCAGCGCGGCAGCAGCCGTGCATCTCGGAAACGCGATCGATGCGTCGCTGAAGATGCTGGAGCAGCCGCAGCCCAATCCGGTTGGTGCGTCTAGACTGAATTGA